TTAGATGCTACTGGTGGACAACTTATTCCTGCAGGAACAGTGTATGGACAATATAACTTTAATGGTGAATACACCGGCGGTCCAGTTTACTTTTGGGAAAGAATCGCTACAGGTCCAACAGTTATAACAGGTACGGTAACTGATCCTGAATTTAATTCAGGACCTTATACAGCAAGTGTATATGTTTCGATTCCTGGAAGTACATCATTGTCATCAGCATATACATTGACTGTATCTGATAATTATGATGCTACTGATTTTGTGACTGCATGGGCAGCAGCAGGTATAGATTATACTACTTGTGTGCTTACCACAGATGGAGCAATACAAATCACTCATACTGAAGGTGGTGAGATTATCATTGACGATACTATTGCAGATGGTGTAGATAATGGACAATTTTTAACTGATAATACTACTTCTATTACAGGTACAAGTATAGCAGGTACAGGTACTTATACCGGTCGAACGATTGTTACTAATTCTGGTACTGGTACAGGTGCTATAGCAACTGTAGTAAAAACCGGTGCTCTAACTGTTTATAACTCTAGCAATACTACAATAACTATCACTACTCCAGGCAGTGGTTATTCCGTTGGTGACACAGTTAAAATATTAGGTAGTTCTTTAGGTGGTGCAACACCAGCTAACGATCTTACATTTACTGTAGGAACTGTAGCATCAGGATCAGGCCATTCAAATGGTTTATGTGCAACAGCTGGTCTAGTTGCTGGAACTACAGATGGATGTAAATATGGTCCATCTGCAATGAGTACATTTGAGGTAACACCGTACGACACAACTTCTGCATCTGGAGCTGGATTAATACTAACAGTATCATCATCTTATGGTACTTATTATGTCGATCCTCTTGGAATCGTAGACGGCGGTGCTGATTATGTAGTTGGTGACCAAGTTACTTTCTCTGGTGTAGATTTAGGTGGAAGCAGCACAGCTAACGATTTAACAGTTGAAATCACTGCTGTTAGTGGTGGTGAAGTAACAGCGGTAACATTTGTTGAAGGTTCCCCGTTAAATCTATATACTGTTCAATTAAGTAATTGGAGAGTATTTACTTATATCTCTAACGAGGGCGCACCAACAATTGCTCCTCCTAATTTGACAAATTGGTTCTATAGCGTTATTGATCAGGTAGATATCATGATTAATACTGGCTCAGTTGATATTACAACTGGTTCAAGATGGAAAGGATATAGAAATACTAACTATGACTTGAATGGTTTCCCAACATCAGGTACTAACACCACAGATCCAAATGGCCCAATCATATCTGCAACGGAACCCACAACACAAAGCGATGGAACTGCATTAGCTTATGGTGATCTTTGGATTGATACTGGTGATTTAGAATTATATCCGGTTATCTATCGTTGGCAATCAGTCAATAATGGCGGGTCTTATGAAGATAAATGGGTTTTACTTGATAATACCAATCAAACAGGTTCGACTGGTGTTCTATTCCAAGATGCTCGTTGGGCTACTAATGGTAATACAAATCCAATTGATGATCCGATCCCAACAATTGTTAGCTTACTATCAAGCAACTATCTAGATTTAGATGCACCAGATTCGGCTTTATATCCAACTGGTATGTTGTTGTTTAATACACGCCGTTCAGGTTATAATGTAAAACAATATAACGCTAATTACTTCAATGCAACTAATTTCCCTGATCAAACTTTACCAACAGTACAAAGTGCTTGGGTAACAGCTAGTGGTAATCAGCCAAATGGTAGTCCATATATGGGTAGGAAGGCTCAGAGAATCATGGTAGTTGAATCTTTAAGATCAGTTGTTGATACTAATACCGATATTAGAGATGAAGATAATTACTTTAATATGATAGCATGTCCTTATTATCCTGAACTACAACCTAATATGGTTGTGTTGAATACCGATCGTGGTGAAACTGGTTACATCATTGGTGATACTCCAATGAGACTACCTGATTCTGCTACAGCAATTCAAGCTTGGGCAACAAATGCCGCAGGTGCAGAATCTACAGGTGAAGAAGGATGTGTAACTAGAAATACTTATTTAGGTCTATTCTATCCAAGTGGATTAACATCTGACCTAAGTGGTAATATCGTTGCTATTCCCCCATCACATATGATGCTAAGAACATTCTTACGCAACGATTCAGTGGCTTATCCTTGGTTTGCTCCAGCTGGTACTCGTCGTGGTATTATTGATAACGCAACAAATATTGGTTACTTAGATGCAACTACTAACGAATTCGTTACCATCAAAACTCGTCTTGGTATCAGAGATGTACTATACATCAATTTCATCAACCCATTAGTATTCTTTACTGGTAATGGATTGTTGAACTATGGTAATAAGACAAGTTTCAACTCATCTAGTGCCCTTGATAGAGTTAATGTTGCTAGATTGATTGCATATATCCGTAGACAGTTGACATTAGCAACAAGACCGTTCGTATTCGAACCCAATGATGCTTTAACAAGACAGCAAGTTTCTGGTGTAGTTGAGTCGTTGATGATTGACTTAGTAGCCAAGCGTGGTATATATGACTACTTGGTTGTATGTGATGAAAGTAACAATACACCTGCTAGAATAGATAGAAATGAATTGTGGATAGATGTTGCGATTGAACCAGTCAAGGCTGCTGAATTCATCTATGTACCAGTTCGTATCCTAAACACTGGTGAAATAGCAAGTCTATAATTATGATAAATAGAAATACAGGAGATATTTAAAATGGCAACAGCCTCACAATCACTTTTTAATATGACGGTAGCCAGCGATAATGCTGGAGGCAATCAAGGCTTGTTAATGCCTAAACTACAGTTTAGATTTAGAGTAAATTTTTTAAATTTTGGCGTAGATGCAGCAGGTGGATTAAATCTAACAAAACAAGTTATAGATTGTAGTCGTCCTGCTATAACATTTGCTGAAATTCCATTACAAGTTTATAACTCAACTATTAAACTTGCCGGCAAACATAGTTGGAATGACTTCACATGCAATGTCAGAGATGATGCATCAGGTACAGTATCTAGGGCTGTTGGTCAACAGTTGCAAAAGCAATTGGATTTCGTTGAACAGGCTTCAGCAGCTACAGGTCAAGATTATAAGTTCCAAACAAATATTGAAATTCTAGATGGTGGAAACGGTGCTTATGTTCCTGGTGTACTAGAAACTTGGGAATTATATGGATGTTATCTCAAAGTTGCTACTTACAATGCATTAAATTATGGTACAAGTGAGGCTGTAACAATATCACTAGCAATAGCATACGATAACGCTATACAGTCTCCATTGAGTTCAGGTGTCGGCGCACCAATTGGAAGAATATTGGGTGGTGCATCAGCAACAGGTATTGGTGCTGCTACATAATTTATGGCAGGATTCGTACAAAATCTTCTCAAAGACGCTGCCGGAGCAACCTTCGGCAGCGATTACCTTAGAGATTACACTCACGCATCAAAAACATTTAGGACAAATAACTATCAATATGCTCCTAAATTAAAGTTTTTATTTCATGTATATTTTGAAATAAATCCAGAAGCTTACGCAGAGAATTTATCAACTGGTGCTAATTTTGGATTGGCAGTCAAATCAGTTAAATTACCATCTTATAGTTTTGCTGTACAAACAATGAATCAATACAATCGCAAAAGATTGGTTCAAACTAAAATCAATTATGATCAGGTAGATATTACTTTCCACGATGATTCAGGTGATCAGATAAGATCACTTTGGTATGCATATTATACTTACTATTATGGTGATGGTCAAAATCCTCAAGTAGCATTTGGTGGAAAAAGAGGAACAACATCACTCAAAACTAATGTCGGCGGTGGTGCAACAGCAGCGGCAAATGGTGCTGACTATAATCTTAGAACTCAATATGATAACGAAGCTACTACTAATCAATATTGGGGTTATCAAGGAACTACTGCTGATCCAGAAGGTAGAAAAATACCATTTTTTAAAAATATACAAGTATTTGGATTTGACCAACATCGTTATTATGCTTATACTTTAATAAACCCTATGATATCTTCCTTTTCTCATGATACCTATGACTACTCTCAGGGTAATGGTACTATGCAAATGCAAATGGGTTTACAATATGAAACTGTAGTTTATAATAAAGGTTCTATTGATGGTAAGAATCCTAGTAATATTGTTGCTGGATTTGGTGATCGTGAACATTATGATAGAACACTAAGTCCTATCGCTAAACCAGGGTCTAATGCTACTATATTAGGTCAAGGTGGTTTAGTAGATGCTGCAGGTGGAGTAGTAAATAGTTTAAGTAAAAATCCTCCTGATATTTTAGGTGCAATCGTGACAGCTGGTACAGCATACAATACATTTAAAAATAAAAATTTAAAACAAGTTGCAAAACAAGAATTACTTACAGGTTTACAAAATTCTGTAAGAGATACACCAAATACAAGAAATGCTATATTTAATTTCCCAGGTCCTGCAGGAACTTCACAAAGTCTAGGAAGAGCATTAAATAATTATATTCAATCTCCACCAACAATAGGTGCACCAGGTAAAGCAGGAGTGGCAACTAATAATGGCTAATATAATAGATAATCGTAATTCGTTAGATCAAACAATAAGAATCTATGATTCTTTTTATGCCTTCGATTTAAAAGTTGGTGCATCACAATTTGATATTGTATATGGATATTTTTCTAGCGTATGTACAACAAAACAAATAGCAGGGAATTTCACTGCCACTTTATTCAGAATCGCTCAACAAACTGATATTGATGTATTAGTTCTTTTACAGCAAATACAGGGTACAAATTCAACATTAGAAATGAATAAAGTAATATGTTATTACTTAAATAGTTTCAAATCAAAAACTGCTTTATATGGTATAGGAAATGTTCCTATACCAGTTTTTCCTGTTGCAAGAAATGTAGTACAATGATATGGCTAATTATGCACAGGGTATATTCACGCCCAAGAACCCAGCAAAATATATAGGCAATCATAAACCTAAATATCGTTCAGGTTGGGAACTCCAATTCATGAATTTTTGTGATTCAAACAAAAGTGTATTACATTGGGCTAGTGAATCAATTAGAATACCATATAAGAATCCTTTGACTGGCAAACCCTCAATTTATGTACCTGATTTTTTTGTAGTATATCAAAACAAATATGGTAAACAAATCGCAGAAGTAGTAGAAATAAAACCAAAAAAACAAAGTCTTATAGAAAGTAAAGTAGCTAGTGCTAGAGATAAATTGGTAGTAGCTATCAATCATGCTAAATGGGCCAGTGCTAATGCATATTGTAAAAGTCAAGGGCTTACTTTTAGAGTAATCACAGAAAACGATTTGTTTAGAAACGGAAGGTCATAAATATCATTATGACAAAGAAATTGCAAGAATTGTTTGAATTACCCGAAGAAGATAGTCGTAATCTTGCTACTCCTATACCTGAATATGCTAGAGAAATCACAAGAGAAACTATAACAAATTTAGAGAAAATAGAAAACGCTTTGCCACAGATTCGTGGATTAGAAACTGCTGATATTGAAATGGATTCACTTGCCGATCTCGCACAAAACAGTTATAAAGATTTAATGGATCTTGGTATGCAAGTTGATAGTAGATATAGTAGTGAGATATTTAATGTTGCTGGTACGATGTTAGGACATGCTATTACCGCAAAAACAGCAAAGGTAAACAAGAAATTAAAGATGTTAGAATTGCAACTGAAAAAAGCTGCATTAGATCAAAAGATATCTGCAAAGAATGAAGAAGTTGATGCCACACCATTGGGGGAAGGCAAATTATTAGATCGTAATGAGTTGCTTAAGCTGTTGGCAACAAAAACAACAGATAAATGATAAATATTATATACGGGAAATTAAGATGAAAAGTTTCAAACACTATATTGTTGAAAGCGTAAAGACTTATGCATATACCATTAAAATTGCTGGTGATGTGGATAAGAATTTTTTAGATTTGTTTAAGTATAACTTAAACAAATTTGATCCTATTGAGATTAGTGATCCTGTAAAGACTCCAATACAGAAATCACCATATGGTTTTCCTAATTTAGAAAATCAATCTATTAGTATCATCAAAGCAAAATTCAGATATCCAGCCAATGAACCAATGATTCAGCAAGTTGCTCAATTGCTTGGTTACAATGTTGATATGGTTAGAGTTATTAGTACGAATTTCAATGATAGCATTAACCATGAATATGATGGATATGCCAATCAGATGAAAGAAAGTCCTTTACTTACAAAAGAAGAGATGGATGAGCAGTATGGTGCCAAAGAAGCTAGTAAGGCGTATGGTGATTCGTATTTAAGTAGTATTAAAGCCCAGATGAAAGATGGTAATGAAGTTGACATACCTTATGCAGGTAAAAAAACACCTGCTTCATTTGATCCATTCAAACCGTATTTAGATGATAAGTCAAAGGGTGACATGAGTCCAATGACAAAGATTACAAGACCAGCGAAACCTGCGACTGGCGCCAATTTTAACAGATAAAGGAATAGATAAAATGGATATGCGATCATTAATTGAAAAAATGGATCAACTTCAAAGTAAACAAGTTTTAAATGAAGGTAAAGAACCTGATTTTGCCCCTTCGTATAGAGTTGGCAAGACTAGTGATTTTGGTGATAAACCGCATATGAAAAGAGGTACTTCAGTTGCCGGCAAGTTAGGTAAATATGGAAAAACTTCAGATGAGCTTTCTGATCCTGATCAAGATGATGATGCAGATACTCCAACAGCTAGTGGAGAAAAGCGTGGCCGTGGTAGACCAAGAAAAGCAGGTAGTGAAGCTGATACAAAAGGTAAGTACAGTGGTGCCGCAGATTTACAGAGATGGATAGTTGGTAGTATACCAAATGGTAAGTTACCAGGTAAAAAAGGTCGTGTACATAAGTCACCACAAGATAAAGAAGAAATGCAAGAAGCCAAGATGAATCGTTGGTTTGAAAAGTTACAATTAGCTTTGAATGAAGCCGAACAGATAACCATGGAACCTGCAAAACAAGATACACAGGTTCTTAAACAAGGTGATAAAGTATTAGGTAGTGTTAGTAATCCTGCATTAGCCGCTACTATTAAGGCAGCGATTGGTAAAGGTGAAATGAGTTTGGGTGGCGATAATATGATGGAAGACGATATAGAAGAAAGTGGGCTACAGGCATATCTTGGTAATAAGAAGTATGGAAAAGAAGGTATGGATGCTTTACGCAAAGCCGGCCGTGATGGTGCTAGTAAAGAAAAGATGGCAAGTATCCGTGCAAAATATGACAAACTAGATGAGGAAGATGTGGCGGAAGGCGAAGGCAAGACACAAAAGTACGAAATGATGATGCGTAATGGACAAGTAAAAAAGTTCATTGCCAAAGATGATGCCGATGCCAAACGCATTGCTGCAGGACACGGTGCTAAAAGCGTTATTAAGATGAAAGGCAATGTTCCTGGTGACAAAATAGCAGAGCAAGGTGTGGCGGAAGGCAGAGTAGATAGTCCGGTATCAAGTGCTATTACTCGTAGAATCTTAACCCAACGTCACGACTTACTAAAGTTTGGCCCACAAGCAGTAATGGATGCTGTTGATCAAGTGGCTGAATGGGTTGGTGAGGTTGAAGAAATTGGGTCCAGTGATGTTAGTGCATGGGTGGCACAAGTTGCCCGTTATTTACAAACACAAGACGGGCAAGGTGTGGCGGAAGGATTAGATGATATGATTGGGTTTATGACTCAATCAGAAGAATATTTGGCTAAACAAAGTCCTCAACTACAACAACTAATCGCACTTCGTAAAGATCCAAAATATCAAACACCAGACGCAAAGAAAGGTCTAGAAGCTCGCATTAAACAACAAATGGATCGTATCAGTTTAGATAAAGGGGAAGTCATGGGTTCAGATGGTAAACCAGTACAAGTCAAAGAATCTGAAAAATGGATTCAAAAAGCTATCAAACATCCAGGTGCATTGAAAAAACAATTGGGTGTACCTGCTGATGAAAAAATCCCAGCTGGTAAACTAGAAAAAGCTACTCACGCTAAAGGTAAACTTGGTCAAAGAGCAAGACTAGCAAAAACTCTTCGTGGTATGAATGAGGCTGATATCCCTCCTCGTGATGGAATGGAAAGCCCTTTTTCTGGATCAGGAAGAAGTCCATATACACTAGAATCAAAAACTAGCGCCCGTGATAATCGTGCTGAAAGAGCCGGCAGAAAAGTCACTAAAGACTTAGAATATGATATGTATCATCATGGTAAAGATGATGATAAGGCTGAAAGAGCTGGTAGAAAAGTTACTAAAGATATTGAATATGATGAAAAACATCATCATTATAATGAAGGTAAAAAACAACATTTTGATAAAGGATATTATGATAGTATAGCAGCAAGTAAAAAAGATGGTGCTAAATCTATCGTGAAATCTCGTCAACAGGCTATCGCTGAAGAAAGCACTGTAACCCGTGATAACCGTGCCGAAAAAGCTGGTAGAAAAGTCACTAAAGATATTGAATATGATGAAAAGGTAAAAGATAATATCCATGGTAAAAAGCGTGGTAGCGAAGATAATAAAGCAGAACGCGCCGGTAGAAAAGTTACTAAAGATATTGAATATGATGAAAAGAAATTACCATCAATGGCACACATCAAAAAAATGTGCAAAGATGGTAAAACAGTAGCACAGATTTGTAAAATGCATCCAAATTGCAATCAAACAGAATTAAAGAAAATGATAGCTGATTGTAAGAAAAAAATGATCAAAGAAGGTATGGATCATATGTTACATGCTGCAAGACTTGAAGGTAAGAGTCATGCTCTAAGAAAAATGCCATATAATTGTATCCATGATGATATGGAAGAAGCAAGACATTATCACGACGGTTACAAAGAAGGATTGGACGAATGCTATGATATGGTGCCGATCAGAGGAATCGTTGGTGAAGAATCTGATGATATAGTAGATTCAATGGCCAGCTATGGTGCCCGTGGTTTAGAAGAAGATGATTTGGATGAAGTAAGCCGCGGTGAATATATGAAACAAAAAGCAAGAACTACACCAGGTGATACATTCAATGCGTTTGGTCAAACTTTCCATGACAGTGATGTTTTAGATGAGTTTGCTTTTGAATCATTGGACAAGCAACTAAATGAACTATTGAACGAAGGTATATCCGTATCTATATCACAAGGACAACATGGTGCACCAAATTCAGTTAATGTAAATGCTACTGACGCTGAAGCAGATACACTACTAGACTTGGTTAAACAAGCTGGATTAGGTATATTTGGTGGTTCAGATGAACAACCTGCTGCTAAAGATTCTTCTGATAACTATGGTAAATTAGATGTAGCTGATGACCATGATGCAATCATCTCTTTGATTCGCAAAATGACTGGTGGCGCACATGACCATGAGGAACACGAGGAAGAAGAACATCATCATGAAGGTATGTGCAATGAATGTGGTAGCTACATGGAAGAAGGTCATTCATGTGGCCAAGAAATGGTAGGTGAAACAGAAACCGCAGATGAAAGATTATATCAGGTTGCTGAAGATCAAACCGAAGAAGAAGAAACCGCAGCATCAGAAAAAGCTCAATCTACTGAAGATGCAGCATTGGCACAAGCTGCTGGTCAGAACTTTGCTGATACTGATTCTAATGCTAATGCTAGCAAAGATCCAGTAGATGAATCTTGGGCCAATAGCACAGATGATGGTTTCGAAGCTGATATTAATTTCATGACTAAAGTTATTTCAGGTGGACTTAATAAACAAAAATCAACAGGTCAGACTACTATTCCTGTAATAGCAGGTCAAAATGACCGTATGGGCTACTCTACTAATGAATCCGTAAACGATTGGAAGAAATTAGCAGGTATTAGATAATCTTATCTTATCTAGTTAAACTCGGCTTCGGCCGAGTTTTTTTTGGACATACTACCTTTATAAAACGATAAATAATAGATATAATGGTGAATATGACATGGCACAACAAAACATAGACTTAGGAAGTTACCCAAACGATCCAACTGCTGATGCGATTAGAACGGCTTTTGCTAAAACACAAAACAATTTTACAGAACTATTCTCTAACGCTTCAAATACAGCAGTTGCTTCCATCAATAGAGTAGCAGCCCCTGGTATCACAGTTACTCCTTCATCTGGAATCGGTAATCTTACAATATCAGCAAACATAGCCTGCGTACAAGTTCATACTAGTACACTAAGCATTGGTAGAGATGCTAACGGTACTACCGATGCTACAATTACTGCATCATCTCAGGTACTATTCGTAGATTTACCTCAAATCACTTCTTTTGGTACACAAACTGGTATAACAGCCGCAGGTTCTACTCAAGGCACCGCTACTCTTATTGGTAAATCTATTAATGTTATTGGTACTGCAACTGCTGGTACTGGTGTTGTTCTTCCCAGCACCACTGGTGCTAGAATCTTTATAGTAAATACTGGTGCAAGTACAGTAAATGTTTATCCTAACTCAGGTGCTCAAATCAACGCACTTGGCACAAATACCCCATACACTCTAGCTACTTCAGCGAAAATGGAATTCATCTCCACTTCAACTACTCAATGGTATACTACTACTTAAAGAGAATATTATGATTACATTAGAACTTTTAAAAGCCGTCTGTCCTAAAACAAAAGCCACACTCTTATCCAGCTACTTAGAACCTTTAAATAAAGTAGGTGAATATTATGAGATGTTTGATAACAAAAATAGAATCGCTGGATTCATAGCTCAAATAGCACATGAATCAGGTGGATTTAACTTTATTAAAGAAAATCTAAACTATAGTGCTAAAGGACTAACGACTACTTTCAAAAAATACTTTCCTACACTAGAACTAGCAAAAGAATATGAGAGAAAACCAGAAAAAATAGCTAATAGAGTATATGCTAACCGTATGAAAAATGGCGATGAGGCATCTGGTGATGGATATCGCTTTTGTGGTCGTGGACTTATTCAATTGACCGGTAGAGATAACTATACTAAATTTGCTGCCGATCTTGGCATGAGCATAGAAGATACTATAGCTTACTTGGAAACACCAAATGGTGCTTTAGTAAGCGCTGGTTGGTTCTGGGATAACAATAAACTAAATCAATATTGCGATAAAAACGATTTCGTAACACTTACAAAAAGAATAAATGGTGGTACTATTGGTTTGGAAGATAGAAAACATCACTATGATATAGCACTAAAAATGCTACAAGGATAATATGGCTCAGCCTACATGGAATACATCAGCAGGATCTCTAGGATCATTTCCTTCTCAAATTGCCTTTGCGACACAACTATCCGCAACAGCTAATTCACCTGCTGCTTCCATAACATCTTATGTATTGATCAGTGGTAATCTTCCAGATGGGATGTCACTTAATACTACATCTGGAGTGATCTCTGGTACACCTGATGTAGTACCAAATCAAACTACATCGACCTTTGTCGTTAGAGCAACAGATAACCTAGATAATATAAGAGATAGAACATTTAGTATCACAATCACAGGTACAGCCGTTCCTCAATTCACTACACCAGGTGGTAACATACTAACTACAGTAGATAGCATTTGGATAGAAACTCAAATACAATACGATAACCCATTAAACGCTACTGTTCTCATCAGATTAAATCAAGGACTTTTACCACCTGGATTGGAAATCAACGAATTAGGACTGATAAGAGGTTATGCTCAACCACCAGTCACTAATGTAACACTTTCTTCTGTAGTAACAGCCGCAGTAGAAACTACTAGCGATAATATAATAACTTGCTTAAGCACTTCTGGATTCAGAGAAGGTAGAACTATAGTCTTTACTGGAACAGTATTTGGTAGCATAGTAGTTTCTACTACTTATTACATCAAATCTGTTATAGATGGCTTTACCTTTACTATAAGCGCAACTCAATTTGGTCCAACAGTTCCGCTAACCGATGCTACAGGTTATATGATAGCTACTCTGCCTAGTATCTCTGTTGGTCAACCTACTATAAGAACATATAGTTTTGGCTTGATACTTGAAAGCGATCTTGGTACTGATTCACAAACATACGCTATTACTGTATCTAATCAACGATTAACTAATCTGGCAAATACTAGACCACCTACTATCCTAAATACCAGACCATTAACATTCATCATAGATCCAAATGATCCATATTATGGTTACTATATCACCCCACCACCTGAAAGTGATCAAACAACTACTCCACCAAATACTCCAGCTTATATAGGACAAATAGTTAGCGATAACTATTTCTCATTTAAAGTTATAGGTTATGATTTTGACGATGATATATTAGTATATAATTATAACAATTTACCAACAGGATTGACAGGCGATACTAGTACAGGATGGATCACAGGCACACCAACTCTAGCAAACGATTCAATTGAAGAACAACAATTTGGTGTACAAGTTTATAAATCAATCAATAACGCTATACAAAGTGCTTTCTTTAACTTCTATTATGTCATAGCTAATGATATTAGGGGCGAGATCATTTGGATAACACCTTCTGATCTGGGTACTATACTCAATGGAACCGTCAGTACTAAATTTGTCAGAGCAGAATCAGATGTTACATTGTCTTACATTGTAACTGGTGGTGATCTTCCACCAAATCTAACATTGTTATCAAATGGCGAAATAACTGGTTATGTTGCGGATCAACCAACGAACACTTTATTATCTGTGGGTGATTCTACTGTTTTCACTTTTACCATACAAGCATATTCAGAAGATTATGCGGTAATACAATCTGAAAAAACATTTACGATAACAGTATTGCAAGAATTCAGTCAACCAACAGATACTCTTTATATAACAGCAGCTCCAAGTATTGAAGATAGAATTAAAATCAATTCATTGTTATATAACAATACCTTGATTCCACCAGAAATGTTATATAGAGCTACTGATTATAATTTTGGTAAGGCAACATCTGTTGTATATGAACATGCTTATGGCATATATGCCAGTGATGTAGATCAATATATACAAGCTATAACTAGAAATTATTATTGGAGAAATATAGTATTAGGTCAGCTTGAGACCGCTGTAGCTAGAAATGATAATGGTGATATAATATATGAAGTAGTTTATAGTAGTGTCATTGACAATTTAATAAATCCAGAAGGTGTAAGTATCCCATTAAGAATTACTTGGCCCACTCCTATTGATTTAGGTTTAGGACCATGGTATACTAGTATCACTGATAATTTTACAAGCTATGCATTCTATGAAGCAAGCAATGTAACACTTACTTGTACAGCAACTAGTTCAACCGATAATCTAATCACCTGTTCTGATACCACTGATTTAGAGATAGGTAAAAAAATCGTATTCTCAGGAACTACTTTTGGTAATATCGTAGCTGGTGATACTTATTATGTTTATAGTAAACCTGATATATCAACTTTTTCTATAAGTACCGAATCATATGATGGAACAGAATTCGTATTGACAACTGATACTGGATCAATGGATGTGACATTATATCAACCTACATATTATGCGAGCCTGACACCTGGCTATGCTAGGGTATTATATCCAAATAGTTTACCTAACATGAGACAAAGAGTTGGTATTGAATTAGGACAAGAATTTGACAGTAGAATTTTACCATTATGGATGACAAGTCAACAACCAGATGGTAATACATTAGGTTATGTTCCTGCTTGGGTCATCTGCTATACAAAACCAGGATTTGCTGAAACTATTAAAAATAATATCAATAATGATTGGCCTTATAAACTAAATCAAATCAACTTTAAATTGGATAGATTTACAGTTAATAAAAGTCTTACATATGATTGGGATAATACAGTTGATCCTCCCGATTGGACTTCATTACCTAGTGCTACACCTGCACCCGATCCAATTGACTCTGAAGATTTCTATGTGTTGTTCCCAAGAAGGACAATTTTACCAGATGAATCTCAGTAATAAATACAATATAGGTTTTAAATATGAGTACAATTAATACGAATGCTATCAATGTAAATTATCCAATACCCGGTGTGAATAATAACTCACAAGGGTTTAGAGATAATTTTGCCTCGATCAGAAATAATCTAAACATTGCTGGTAACGAGATTACCGATCTACAAAATAAAGTTGTTGTTAAACAAGCATTGGAAAATACCACTCTAAACAATGACATGGGCAATACTCTAATCAGCAACGCTTCAACTAGAAGCTTTAGAGCCACGACCTATAATCTAGGTTCTTCTTTACAAGGTACACTACTAGTAGATGTATCATTGGGTGATGTACAATATGGTACGGTTTCTGGTAATCTCACACTTCAATTTGGAGGATGGGCACCAACTGGTACTCAAAGTAATGTACAGCTACAACTAGCTATCAGCAATTCAAGCGCAGTAATCAGTTTTCCTAGCTCAGTAGTATTCACTAATAATAATTATGGTATCACAACAGTAGAAAACTATGCTAATATAGCTAATGTCCCAACTGTTTCTATACCTTATGATGTATCTCAATTAGATTATAGATTGAGTACAGTTGATTGTGGTACTACAATATTAATCGAACCATATAATAGACCTAGAATTGGTACCCAATTACAACAAAGAACACCTCCACCAACTGGTCAACAAGGTGATGTTGCTGGAACTGTATCAGTAGATGCTAATTACTTATATGTATGTACTGGTTCATATAATTCTATAGCAAATACTGTTAGCATATCAAGCACTAATGCTACAGGAAATCTTTTAACTATTACCAATACAGGTAGCGTAACAACAAATGATCCTATCATTTTCACTGGGGCGAATGTTAGTTTAGCTGGATTGACTGCTAATACCGTATATTATGTCAAAGCTATTGTAACACCGGGTGCATCAGGTACTATAACAATAAGCGATACAAGAACTAGTGGAACAGCTGGTGCTACTTTTGGATTGACTACTTCTAGCAATACTTTTACAGCTACTACTTACAATGGTACTGATATCTGGAAAAGAATTGCGCTTGTTTCTTGGTAATAAATAAACAGGATGTTACATCCTTTTATTAACGACCTTTCTGATAAAACCATTGAAGAACTTCAAACCACCATTTCGGATTTAACTAACAAGTTAAACTATGCTTACCGCACTGGTAATCAACCGTTAATCCATCAGATGAATATGGTAATCGAAAGTTATAAACATGAATATACTAAGAAAATGGATGTAGCTATCAAGAAACAAAACATAGACAATAAAATTAGTATTGACAAAAAATGAACCCTAAAATAGAAAAAACCTTTACACTATATGCTGCTGTACATTTCCAAGATAAATTCATAATCAATCTATATGATTTCTCAGTATCTATGGAAGTAGAAACTGATTCGGTTAAAGAACAAAACATCGCTATGGATAGAATAAAATATTTTCTATATGATTGTTTGGAAAATGCTGTATTTGTATATGAAAAAGAACATAAAGCAATAGAAAAATATATGAGTTCGGGTATCAATGTATGTACTGTACCTGATGAACCATATGATCAAATTATCGCTTCAGTATTATTATTAAAATTTAAAGCTATCACTGAAGGTAGGTTGATCATAACTGATATCCAACTTACTAGCAAACTAAGTGATAATGTCAGATTCTGGTTAGAAACGGATGTGATAGAAGAAGCATATGGTTCTTCAGGATGGTGGATAGAGCCAAACACTCTAATCAACACTAATACCAAAATCAACAAAAAAGACAAGATTGTCAAATTGTTTAAAAACACAGAATGGAATGAAGTTGGGTTGTCTTGGAAACCCAAAACTTCTCAAACTAGCGAAATTGTGTTCACAATGGACACCTAAATCATTGATTTAGTGTTCATATTATGTTATCATCATTGAGATGAAAGCAGACAAATATGGTCAAATAGTACTTACAGAAGATGATCTCTGTAATCTATTTATGGACAACCCTGACATTAAGATTGTCAATGGGTTGACCGAAACTATGATTGAATTTGATCCAAATCTTGAGTTAGAATATATACCTGCACTTTCCAAGTATGAAGAGATAACTTCCTCGTTAGAAGAGTTTGATTCTAAATGTCAGAGCAATTGGTTTATGCCCAAAGAATATCAAGAAATGGATATTGCAAAATGGTTGTTAGATCAATGTAAGACAGAAGCAGAGTTACAGAGGGTAGGTGAAGAGTTAATCATGTTCCAAGAGCGGGATATGTTTATGTTGCTCAAATACTTGAAGTATTTGGTAGATACTATGCGTAAGAATAATGTAGTATGGGGAGTGGGTAGGGGCAGTAGTGTAGCAAGTTATGTATTGTTTTTGCTCAATGTCCATAGAATAAATAGTTTACACTATGATTTGAGCATAGAAGAATTTTTAAAGTGAGGACTTAATTATGGGAGTTTATAGAACAGCATTAGGTAAACAAGTTGATATGTCTGCATTGGTAGCTAAAAATGAAAAAACCAGAGCAGTTGGCAATATGAAAGTTAATGCCAGGGGAGACACCATTGATTCTCATGGTAAGGTTATTGTTCCAGTTACTGCCAAGGTCAATAAAAATTATGCTAAAACAGTTAACAATCAATCTGGATTACCAAGAAAGCCATACATCAGACCAGATCAACCTAAACCAGTTGCCAAAACTGAAGAGTTAGTTGGATTTGATAAAGAATTGGATGATGAATTCAATGACGGACATGAAGAAGTAGAGCAAATTAAATCAAAGGAAAAAAAGAAATAATATGGAAAAGTCATTAGCATTTCAAGCACACAAAATCAATAAACTAACTCCATTACATGATTCTGTAGTGGTATCGGACATGGCATTCACTGAGCGGATCAATTCTAGTGGGATCATCATTCCAAATGATGATATGAAAAGTTCAGGTATCAGACCACGATGGGGACGAGTTTATGCAGTTGGCGATAAACAAACCGATATCAAAGTTGGACAATATATCTTAGTTAGCCATGGTCGTTGGACTAGGGGTGTTAAGATTGAAGATGATAATGGTGAGCATACTATCCGTAAAGTTGATATCAATGATATACTTATGGTAAGTGATGAACCAGTGCAAGATGACACTATGTCAGATAAAGTATTTTAAACCATAATCAAGGAAAAAGTATGAAATGGTTGAAAAAAGTAATAACTAACTGGGTCCGTGAGGATTGGGACAATGTTAAAGAACCAATGGCTAACCTTACAAGCTCTGGCCGGGTCAGGCCCACACCACAAGAAATAAATAGCAATGGTATGAATTTTACAGTATATCGTGCGAATGGGGGTCATATTATTGAACATCGGGTATATGATAGAAGATTAGACAGTACCAATAATAATTTACATATCATTACCGATGATAAAGATTTAGGTGAAGAGATTGGTAAAATCATAACTTATGAACAACTTAGGAGTTAAAATATTATTACCGAAATAAAAGAAATCCCTTTATTTGTAACCTCTTGCTTTACTACAGAGATAAAGGATTTAGATCATCAAACTATACTAAATTCTATTGAAACTATTAGGGAATCTCAACAGCAAATAACAAGAAGTAATGTAGGTGGTTATCAATCCTATCCTATAGCTATACATAAATTTGATAATAATGCTGTCAAAAAATTATTTGAAACATATATCATTCCAGCCGCAAAAGATATAGGAAAAAATTGGGGATATCCTAATACAATGAATAAAGGTAGTTACTGGTATAATATAAATAAAAAATATAATTATAATAAAACACATTGGCATCCAAATGCATATCTAAGTGGAATATATTATATCAAAGTACCTACCGACAGTGGTAATATAGTATTTCAAAGAGCAGAAAGCGAAATAGATAGAATGTCATTCATCACAGAAGAATTATTCAACAAAAATGAAGAAACAAAAAACAATAGGATTAATACACATCATTGGTTCATACCAAAAGAAGGTAATCTTTTAATGTTTCCTGGTCATCTAATTCATTATGTTGAACAAAATCTTACTGAAGATGTAGATGATACCAGAATATCATTGTCTTTTAATTTTTTATAAGGAGTTAATCATGTTTTATACAGATAAAGTTTATCGTGATGCAACATCAATCAATACAGCAATGGCAGGTGTATATAAACACATGGGTATCGCCGTATTGGTAAGTATGTTAGTTAGCTATTTTGTTGGAACGAGTCCAGCTTTATTAGCATTTTTCTTTACTGGGGTGATGAAATGGATAGTAATGTTCGCCCCTCTAGCCGCTATCTTTGCAGTCTCATATTTTTTATCCAATGACAATACTACTAGAGAATCGGCTATGTTGTTACTTCATAGCTTTGCCGCTCTCATGGGCCTGAGTTTTGCTACTATTTTTGCAGTATTTCAAATGGGTAGCATCGTCACAGCATTCATGGGTGCAGGTGTATTGTTTGG